CGCCGAAATCATCGCTGGCGAAAAGGCCGTTACAGCTTCCATGCGTGCGGCGGGCAAAGATCTCAAATCCAACTGGCGCGCCCAGATCACGAGCGCCCGCCTCGGCCAGCGGCTTGCCAACACGATCAGGTCCAAGACCTATCCCGCTGCGGGCGAAAGCCTCGAGGCGGCCGCGCTCATTTGGTCCAACGCACCCCAGATCATCGGGGCGCATGACACTGGCCCCCTGATCAGGTCAAAAGACGGGTTCTGGCTTGCTATCCCAATGCCCGCAGCCGGCAAGGGCACGCGCGGCAAAGCGCTCACCCCCGGCGAATGGGAGAGGCGGCGCGGACTACGTCTGCGGTTTGTCTATCGGCGCCGGGGGGCGAGCTTGCTCGTGGCGGACGGTCGGTTGAACAACCGCGGCCTCGGCGTGGCGTCGCGGTCCAAAACGGGCCGTGGGCGCAGCACGGTGCCAATCTTTCTGCTCGTGCCGCAGGTGAAGCTCTCGAAAAGGCTCAATCTGGCGCGCGACGCAGATCGTGCGCAGGCAGCAATACCGGGGTTAATTGTTGCAAACTGGGTTGAGGCAAAACTATGAGTGCGCGCGAAACCATCCTCACCGCCTTGGCAGACCTGCTCGGGACTATCCCGCATGTGCCAGTTCTACGCAGCGAGGTTCTGCCAGAACGCATCCCGCCCGCAGGGTTGATGATCCTGCGTGATGGCAACCCGGGCGAAGCGGGCGTGACATTGTCGCCGCTGACGTATCACTATCAGCATCGCGCCGAACTTGAGGTGATCGTACAATCAACAACGGATCGAGACGCCCTTTTCGACACACTTGTCGCTCAGATTGGCGCCGTGATCGCCGCAGATAGGACGTTACAGGGGATCTGCGACTGGGTTGAGGCTGAGGCGCCTGAGCCGGTGGATCTTGCCGTCGAGGGCGCGGCAAGCCTAAAGGCCGCGATCATACCTGTGGTGCTTCACTACGCGATGGCTGATCCGCTGGCTTAAAGCTTGAAGGTGTCGGCGTTGACCCGGGAATAGCCACCTTCGACTTGGGCGCCAGAGGCGATGTCCAATTGGTCGTAGGCAACATTGGCCATAACACGCGCACCCGTTTTGATGCTGACTTTCAAAGCATTCACTTCGCCCTGTAATTGGCCTTCGATCGTGAGCTGGCGAGCGCGAACATTGCCTTTGACGCGCGCCGTTGTGGTCAAAACCAGAGCATCAGCGGTGATGTCACCTGTCAGCTGGCCGCCGAATTCGAGAATACCATCAGAGGCAATATTGCCTTCGATGCGCAAATCTTCTGCAAAAACGGATCGTTTGCGTTCTGACGGAGTGGCGCCACCGGAAGGCGATTGTGCTTTGAGATCAGCCATGAGGGCATTCCTTTAAGTTACGTCAAGGCAGCTAGAGTTCTGCGACCGGGGGCGTCAAGTCTGGCGCGTTTTTAATCTTCCCAATTTGAGGAAAAAATACCATGGCACGAGCCCAAGGGGCGCGGGCGCAGATGGCGCTGGCGTTTGAAACGAGTTATGGCACCCCGCCGCCCCCCGATCAAAATGGGAGCGGCTTTACCAAGATGCCTTTCGCCAGCACGTCACTGGGCGCGGAGCAACCACTGCAGACCTCAGAACTGCTGGGGTACGGACGCGATCCGCAGGCACCGATCAAGGATGCGGTGACGGCGGATGGTGACGTGGTGATCCCGATTGATGCGGATGCCTTTGGCTTCTGGCTGAAGGCTGCATTTGGAGCGCCTACGACGACTGGAACTGACGCACCCTACACCCACGAGTTCCGCTCTGGAAACTGGGCGCTGCCGTCGTTCTCGGTCGAGACCGGGATGCCAGAGGTGCCGCGATTTGCGATGTATTCCGGCTGCATAGTCGACAGCCTGAATTGGCAGATGGCGCGATCGGGTCTGCTGACGGCTACCGCGAGCATCGTGGCACAGGGCGAGGAAATCGCCACCAGCACATCCGTTGGGACGCCCGCCACTATCACGCTGAAACGCTTTGGGCATTTCAACGGGTCGATTACACGGAACGGGGCGAATATTGGCAATGTCGTGTCCGCTGACCTGACCTATGCCAACAACCTCGATCGCATCGAAACCATCCGCGCAGATGGGAAGATCGACGGTGCAGACCCGTCCATCGCCGCACTCACTGGCAATGTTGTCGTGCGTTTCGCCGATCAGATGCTGGTGACCCAGGCGATCAACGGCGAGGCTTGCGAGCTCGAATTCTCCTACACGCTTCCCACCGGCGAGAGCCTGACGCTGACGGCCCACGCTGTTTACCTGCCGCGTCCCCGGATTGAAATCTCCGGCCCGCAAGGGGTGCAGGCCACCTTCGATTGGCAGGCCGCCAGCGATCCTATCGCTGGCCGGATGTGTACCGTCACCCTAACCAATGACCGTGAGGTATACTGACCATGCTTCGCTTGAACCTCTCCACCGAACCCCAATGGCTTGATCTCGGCCATGGCGTCCGCCTGCTTGTCGAACCGCTGACCACGGCCATCATGCTGGCCGCGCGCAGCGATCCGGCGATCGTTGCCGCTGCAACCGATGCTGAAACCAGCGCCTCCAATGATGATCTCGCGCGCATCGTGGCAAAGGCCGTCGCCCGAATTGTCGTGAGAGACTGGGAGGGCGTCGGCGACGAAGACGGTGAGCCAATGGCGATCTCGCATGACGGCATCGACGCACTGCTGGAGATCTGGCCGATCTTCGAGGCGTTTCAGACCAAATACATCGCGGGCGCGCTGATCCTGGATGCGGAAAAAAACGCCTGACCGCTCTCGCCGACTGGGAGTTCGGCGGGGGCGGTGAGTATTGCACGGCATGTTCGTCTGCATGCGTGGAATGTCCGCGCACTTTGAATAAACCGCTGACCTTTGAGGGCTGGCAGGTCTGGGATCTCGTGCAGCGCCTCGGCGGACAGGTGCGCTTTGCTGGCGGCATGAGCGGCGGAGCGGTTCTTGGCTGGGATATGGGCGCTGCCCTCCAACTCGGTGCGGCCCTAGGGCTCTCGTCCCTCATCATCGCAGAGCTCTTGCCGCCCATCGAGGCGGTGATGGTGCGCAAGACAAACGAAGAGATCGAACACCACCATGGCTGAGAAAAAAGTATCCGTCCGCCTTTCCGCGACTGGCGGTCGCCAAGTGCGCGCCGAGCTGGAAGGTGTCGGCGAGGCGGGTGCGCGCGGCATGGGGCGTCTCAGCAGTGAGCTAGACCAGGCCAATGCGCGTATGGCGGCCTTTGCGCGCCGCGCGCGCATTGCAGCCACCGCCGCGGCGACTGCTTTGGCCGGCGCAGTTGTTGCGATGACCCGCTCGACCGTTGCTGCCGCCAATGAGATCAGCCAACTCAGCCAGGTGGCTAATGCAAACCCGGAGGTCTTCCAGCGCTGGTCGGCGGCCTCTGCCACAGTCGGCATTGAGCAGGAAAAGCTCGCCGATATCTTGAAGGACGTGAATGATCGCGTGGGCGACTTCCTGCAGACGGGCGGCGGCCCGATGGCGGATTTCTTTGAGAATATCGCGCCCCGCGTGGGCGTGACGGCGGACCAGTTCGCCCGGCTCTCGGGTCCCGAGGCGCTGCAACTCTATGTCGACAGCCTCGAGCGCGCAGGCGTCAGCCAACAAGAGATGACCTTTTATCTGGAGGCCATGGCCTCCGATACCACGCGCCTCATTCCGCTTTTGCAAAACGGTGGGGCGGAGATGAAGCGGCTTGGAGCAAAGGCCCAAGCCCTTGGCGCGGTGCTCGACGCCGACGCAATCGCCGCCATGCGCCGGTCGGAACTCGCGCTCGTGAGCATCGGTCAGGTCTTCACCGGCGTGCGTAATAAAATCGCCGTGGCGCTAGCCCCGTCTTTGGAGGCAGTGGCCAACGCCTTCGTGGCGCTAGCCTCTTCAACCAGCCCGATCAGTCGGGCGTTCGATGCGGTACTAGCCAATCTCGACCGGCTGGCGGTCTATGCCGGATCCTTCGCTACTTTCCTTGCCGGTCGCTGGGTCGCGGCCATGGCTGCCGCGGCCTTCTCGGTGCGGGGTTTGGCAACGACGCTGGTCGTCCTGAAAGGTGCCCTGATCCGCACCGGGATCGGTGCTCTGATCGTTGGCGCAGGCGAGTTGGTTTATTGGTTCACCCGGTTGGCCTCCGGCGCAGGCGGCTTCGGCGAGGCCATGGGCCTCTTGAAAGACGTCGCGGTCGAGGTCTGGGACCGGATCAAAATGGGCGCCAACGCGGCCGGGTCGCGCGCCACAGCCATGTTTTATGATCTCAAAGCCGATGCTGCGACCGGGATGGCTGGAGCGATCGAGAGTGTCGTCGCCTTTGGCAACACGACCGCCAACACCTTCAAGGGCGCGCTTCTTGCCGTGCGCGAGATCTGGTCGCGTCTGCCGGATGTGATCGGAGATCTGGTCTTCTCGGCGGCTAACCGCATGCTCGACGGGATCGAGGCCATGCTGAATGGTGCAATCCGCCGAATTGATGCCTTCACGGGGCGCATTCGAGATGCGCTGGCGGCTGTGGGGATCGAGACCACCTTTGGCGAAATCGGCGAAATCAGTCTCGGCGAAATTCCGAACCCGTTTGCCGGTGCTTCCGCAGATGCCGGAACGGCTGCGGCAGAGGCGTTTCGCCGAGCCTTCGAGGACAACCCGCTCAAGGCCCCTGACCTGGGCCTTGACGCCATCGCGACCGAGGCACTGGCCACTGCGAACACCTACCGTCAGGCCGCGACCGATCTCGCCAATGGCGCAACGGCTCCGCTGACCTCCTGGGGCGCGCTTCGCGATGCCGTTGCGGGCACCGGCGAAGAAGGCGCGGCGGCGCTGGATGAGGCGACTGTCTCAGCAGATCGGCTTTCGGCTGCCATGGGCCGAGCTGGTGGTGCAGCCGGGAGCGCTGGCGAACGGATCGCCACCGGGTGGCGCGCGGTCGCGGAGTCTCTTCAAGCCTATGCCACGGATGCGCTGAACTGGGGCAAAGGCCTGGGCGAAACCCTCTCCAGCGCCTTTTCTGGCGCCGAAAGCGCGTTCCGGAGTTTTGTCGAGACCGGCAAGTTCGACTTCAAAGGGCTTGTGCGCTCCATCCTAGCGGACCTTGCCGTCCTGTCGTTCAAGCGGGCTGTACTGGGGCCCATCGCCAACGCGCTCTCAGGTGCTTTTGGTGGAGGCGGCTTTGTTGCGGCTGCGGTCTCCCATGCCGGCGGCATAGTTGGGATCTCCGGCCACACGCGCTCTGTGCCTGCAGCCGTTTTTGCCGGTGCGCCGCGTATGCACAGCGGTGGGGCCGTGGGGTCGGTTGGCTCCTGGGCGGGGCTCCGTCCTGATGAAGTTCCAACGATCCTGCAGCGGGGCGAGCGGGTGCTGAACCGGCGCGAGGCGGCAAGCTATGGCTCTGGCGGCAGCACTGGCGCGGGCGTGACCGTCAATATCGACGCGCGCGGTGCACAGATGGGCGTGGCCGAGCAGATCGACGCACGTCTACGCGCGGCCATTCCCGAGATCGCGCGCATTGCGAAAGAAAGCGTGGCCGATGGCCGACGCCGGGGCCAGGTGATCTAAAATCATGGCTATTCCTGTCTTGCCGCTGACGCTCGTGTCTTCGCTCGAGCGGCGGCTGATTACGTCTGTGGCGGAGGCCCGCTCACCCTTTACTGGCACGTCCCAGATCCAAGACTGGGGGGCGTCGTGGTGGGAGTACCAGTTTGAGATGGCGGTGACCCAAGGGGCACCGGCCCGTCGGCTCTCGGCCTTCTTCACCGCTCTTGGTGGATTGCGGGGTCGGTTTCTCTTTCCAGACCCTTCTATCGAGGTGCCGGTGGGGCTGAGCACTCCTTACGTGACCGAGGCGCAGGTTGCGGGAGCCTCGACCCTTCGCACGGCAGGTTGGGGGCTTGGGCTTGGCGCAGGAGATTTCTTCCAGCTGGGTTCGGATGCCACCACGCGGCTTTATCAGTTGACGGCAGATGTAACGCCTTTGGGCAGCGAGGCCACGCTCGCCTTCGTGCCGCCGCTTAGGGCCTCAGTTCCGGTCGGTACGCTGCTCGGCCTTGATGCCCCGTCGGTTCTGTTGCGGCTAACAGCCCCGGTTCCCTCGGTCATCAGCCGCGCGGATCAGCACCGTTTTACGATCTCAGCCCGGGAGGCCCTCTGATGAGCCGCGATCTCACCTTGGCCTTCGCCACTGCGCTGGCTGATCATAGCCTACGGCCGGTCATCTTCTTCGAGGGGCAGTTCGCCACGGGCTGGGTGCGTATCTGGTCAGGTCTGGGAGAGGTCAGTTGGAACGAGCAGATCTGGGCTGGGGCTGGGTCGCTCTTGGGCCTCGGCTCGCTTGATGAAACCGGCGAGGTCGTGGCAGGAGGCACAGCCGTGTCACTGTCTGGTGTACCGCTGGACCTGGTGCAGATGGCGATCGAGGAAGCGCGTCAGGGCCTGCCGGGCAGGATCTGGCTGGGACTGCTGGCTGAGAATGGCAGCATCATCGCCGACCCGGTTCAGGCCTTCTCGGGCCGACTTGATGTTCCCGAAATCAAGGATGACGCCAATACCTGCACGATCACCATCAGCTATGAGAGCCGTCTGATCGATCTCACCGTGGCGCGCACTTGGCGCTACACGCATGAAAGCCAGCAGGTGCTGTTCCCGGGCGATCTTGGATTTGAATACGTGACCGCGATCCAGGATCGTGAGATTACTTGGGGGCGGGGATGAACTACTGCCAGAAAGCAAGAGTTGAAAGTGAAGGCCATTCAAATTCCGGCAGGTCTGACACATAATCACCAGCCTGACGCCAACTCTCAGCTGCGTTTAACTTAACCGACGCCCAAATATCTTCACGCTTAGGTAGTTTTAAGCCGCAGATTTCTGCCGCTTCCGCGTCAATTTCTTTGTCAGGATTAAAGGCTAGGTCTAATTCGTGCAGATCTTTCATTGTTTGGCAGCTATCTTTTATGTCCCAAGCAGCGACCCCAAGAATCGCAGCAATGCCCAAATAGGGTATCGACTCTGCAACAACAGAAGACGCACTGCGCGATGCCGCAATAGCAGTCCTTGTAGAGACGCGATCTGCGGTATCAGACACTGCATCTTTGATGAGATATGGCTTTCCACGATACGTAACTTTGGGCAGTTTCAATGACGCTACTTCGTCAGACAGCGACGAGATCCGCATTTCTTTAGCTTTAAGCTGATTGCGTAAATCTGTGACCGTTGACGTGGTTCCTGTCAGCACCTCGAAAGCCACGCTTGCTTTGGTGGCAATCGTACCGAAAGCTAGGATCCCAACATTCAGTGAAAGGGATGCTACGGTAAGGAGTGCCACCAGAGTGAACCATAAATGGCCTAAGACCCTAAACATTCACAATTATCCTTCCAAAAATAATGCTCATTTGAGGACTATGCTTTGAAAGTTGACCAGTGGGAACACCTTCTAGCCGAAGCCATCGATACGGCACGTGCTAAGCCCTTCGTCTGGGCCGTCCACGACTGCCCCACCTTTGCTTTTGAAACGCGCATGATCCTCACGGGCGGCGAAGATATCGCTGCTCTCTGGCGCGGACGCTACACCACTGCGCTCGGGGGGCAGCGTGTGATGCGCCGTCTCGGCTGGGTCTCACTTGAAGACATGGGGTGCGCGATCTTGGGCGCGCCACGCCCGTCTGTGCTTCTTGCGCAGCGCGGCGACCTTGTTCTCGCGGATACCGGTCTTGGCTTTGGGATCTGCACCGGCAGAGCTGCGGTCGGGATGGTGCCTGAAGGGCTTGTGAGCGTGCCGCTCACCGCCTGCCGCCTTGCTTGGTCTGTTTAGTCGACACTTGGCTTTATGGCGCAACTGCGCGGCTCAGGCCTCCCTTCCCGAGCCGCGCTAAGGGTCTTGCCGAGATCCAACGGTCACGCAGCTTGGGTACTGCTCGGTCTCCGGCCGCCCTTGTTCTTCCAGCCCTCTCCGCCTGGAAGCGCCTGACGTAGCGTTAGCCTGCTACATGACTTAGATCCTTGGTTTGTCAACGGCACGCCACGAGACCGCACTTTGACCTACGCCGAAGACGGCCCTGCAAAACCGGACACCGCCCATGCCCTTTGTCGTCTCTGCTGTTACCGCAGTTGCGGGGGCGATCAGTGCAACCTTGGCCGCAGGTGGTATTGGTGCGGCCCTTCTGCGGATTGGTGGCACGCTTTTGCTGTCCACCGCAGCGCAGGCCCTGATGCCAAAGCCGCAGACCACGATGCAGCCGCGCACTGTGACGATCCGCGAGCCGGTGGTACCACGCGATCTGGTCTATGGGCGCGCCCGCAAGGGCGGGGTCATCGTCTTCCTGCACGCCTCAGGATCAGACAATAAGTTCCTCGATCTGGTGATCGTGCTGGCCTCGCATAGGGTGAAATCCATTGGAGCGATTTACTTTGAAGGTGAAATGGCCCTCGACGCAGATGGCGAGGCCCAAGGTCGTTGGGCTGGCAAAGTTCTTGTTGAGAAGAAACTCGGCGGAGCGGACCAGACCGCTTTTGCGGGGTTGCAAGCCGACCTGCCCGACAAGTGGACGGAAGATCACCGGTTGCGGGGTTGTGCCGCGATCCAGTTGCGGCTGACCTATGATCAGGACGCCTTTCCGGGCGGGATCCCGAACATCACGGTGGATATCGAGGGCAAGAACGACATCTGGGACCCGCGGACGCAAACAGCAGGCTATTCGGAAAACCCCGCTCTTTGCTTGGCTGACTATATGGCGAACCCCACTTGGGGCATCGGCGCACGCATTGGTGAGCCGGATGGGATCGACGAGATGTCCCTCATTGAGGCAGCGAACATCTGCGACGAGACCGTTCCTCTCGCAGGCGGTGGCTCTGAGCCGCGCTATGCCTGCAATGGGGTGATCACACTCTCCGAGGTCCCAAAAACCATTATCGAGGGGATGCTCTCGTCCTTCGCTGGGCGCTGCGCTTTCTCCGCTGGGTCTTGGCGCATCCATGCAGGGGCATGGCGGGCCCCGGACGTGGCGCTGACCGCGGATCATATCCGTGAAGGTGGGCTGACCTTAGCCACGCGCGTGACCATGTCGTCGAACTTCAACGGCGTGCGGGGGCAGTTCGTCAGTCCCGAGAACGATTGGCAGCCGGATGACTTCCCGGCCTATTCAAGCGCTCTCTATGTGGCCGAGGACGGTGGCGAACAGAAATGGCGGGATATCTCTCTGCCCTTCACGATCTCGGCGGCCATGGCGCAGCGGCTTGCAAAGATCGAGCTCGAACGCGCACGTCGGCAGATGACGGTGCGCTTGTCTGGCAAACTCTCGGCCTGGGCAGCTACCGTCGGGGATGTTGTGACGCTCTCCTATGCGCGCTGGGGCTTTGCAGCCAAACCCTTTGAAGTCCATGGGGTGAGCCTGGATCTGACGGCCTCAGGCGATGGTCCGTTGTTGCTACCGGAGCTGGTGCTCCGCGAGACCTCGCCTTTGGTTTATGACTGGTCAGCTTCGGAAGAGCAGATCTACGCGGCAGCCCCACGAACAGCGCTTCCCAATGCCTATGATATTCCAGCCCCCGGCGCACCGCAGGTCACGGAAGATCTCTATGTCACGCGGGATGGCGGTGGGCTCAAAGTTCTGGCCAAGATCAGCTGGGAAGCAGCCCCTTCCGGCTTTGTGGCGGCCTATCAGTTGCAAGCGAAGCCCGCGGGTATTGCGGATTGGATCGATTATGGCCGGACGGATGGCACCACGCTGGAAATCCGCGATATCGCGCCGGGCAACTGGGCTTTCCGCGTCAAAGCCATCTCGGTTCTGGGCGTCTCCTCGCCTTGGCAGGAGACCCAAGCAGAAATCCTCGGGCTCACCGCCCCACCGGCACAGCTTGAGAATGTGACGCTGCAAACGGCGGGAGGACTTGCGATCCTTAAATGGACGCGGTCGGTGGATCCTGATGTGCGCGTTGGAGGCAATGTCGTTATCCGGCATTCGAAAGAAGCGACGGCCACCTGGGCCGATAGCTATTCGATGGACCGGGTCTCCGGCGGCGAGGCCATTGCCGTCGTGCCCTTGAAGCCTGGCACCTATCTGGTGCGCGCGGAAGATAGCGGCGGTCGCGCCGGGCCTGAAACCCGCGTCACCACCAAGGGCGCGCAGGTGCTGGCCTTCTCGACACTGGACTTTCTCCAAGCCGATCCTGGTTTTGTTGGCTCAAAAACCAACCTGCAGGTGACAGGGTCGAACCTGACGCTCGCCACGACAACCGCAAATGGTGTGACGCAGGTGACCGCGATGGAGGGGCAGTATGGCTTCGCTGCCGGGCTTGATCTTGGAGCGGTAACACGCTTGCGCCTGCGCTCGGAGATCGGCGTCGCAGCGCTGGCACTCAACGATCGGATCGATGCCCGCACCGCGCTGATGGACACCTGGGCGGATTTTGATGGGTCCGCTGGCGCAGAAATCGATGTGCTTTTTGAGATCCGCGAGACCGACGACGACCCAAGCACGTCGCCCACCTGGGGTCCCTGGGGCCGGCTCGACAACCATGAAATCGAAGCCCGCGCGGTGGAAGCGCGGGCGCATCTGACGACGAAGGACGCGTCCTACACGCCCATCGTCAGCCAATTGCGGCTCTATGCCGATGAGGTGGCCTGACGTGTTCGCTGAAATCCGACCAATGACCGCAACAGGAAAACGCTGAGATGACGCAAACCTCCAGCTTTACGATTGCCAATGATGCGGGCGCGGCTGTTCGGGCCCGCATCAATGAGGTGATTGCGGCACTGCAATCGACGAGTGCCGGGGCATCAGCGCCAACAGCGACGACGGCAGGTATGCTCTGGGCCGACACTTCGGTATCGCCGCCAGTGCTCAGGCGCAGAAACGCGACGAACACAGGCTGGGATGCGCTCTTGGATGCGGCCGGC